ATGCCCCAGTTGCAATATCGTAAAGAGCATATGTCTTTAGATAGTTTCCGCAAAATCATAGGAGGATTCATTACCTCATTGAATAGAGATAGCACCCAATACAAATTTGCAAAGCGGTATGGATTACTAGAAGAAAAAGAGATTGAAGTTAGGTTTTGGTTTGAACGGTGTGGTTAATCAGAGAATTTAGATTTATAATTATTTTCTAACTCTTCAATTTCCCAATCCTTAACATCATAATTCAGATTATAATCATCCAGAATTAATTTTTCACCATTACTTTGCTTGATGATAGAATAAGTTGGTAATTCATCATCTTCAACATAAATTCCAACTCCGACATTTTGATTGTCAAATCTAACATAATTTACAGATGTTTTCGGCAATCCTGTAGAATCGTTCAGCACTAACTGCGAGCCTTTTTCTAATTGTTCTTTTTTCATTTTTGGATGTGTTTATTTATTTCAACAAAGATAAACAATACATTTCAACGTATTCGAAAGGGGTACAAGTCACTAAAATCACGAAACACACCCCTATCAAATAACATCATTAATTCTTAGTATATTTGTGATTATAAACTAATTATAAATATATTATGATCAAAGAACACGAAAGTTTTCCAGTGACAGCCCCTAAAGAATCTACCATTTGGAGGTATATGAGCATGTCAAAGTTTTTAAATTTCATCACTGATGAGAGCTTATTTTTTTGTAGAGCAGATAAATTTCATGACCCATATGAAGGAAGATATGGTAATTTTAATATTAGAAATAGACCTCAAATCTATAGCCAAGACATGAGCATGTTGGAATCATTACATGAAAACGCCAGAAGAAAAATTCATATTAACTGTTGGCATATTAATAATTTTGAATCTGCTGCTATGTGGGAACTATATTCTACTAATACTTCGGGAATTGCAATCCAAAGCACTATATCAGATTTGATGAAATGTAGTCAAGATCCAGATGTACAAATTGGTCAAGTTAAATACGTTGATTATGAAAATCAATTTATTCCTGAAGGTAATTTATATTATCCATTTCTATATAAAAGAAAATCTTTTGAACACGAGAGGGAAATTAGATTACTAGTAAGAGATAACAGCACTCTTATTGGTGAAGAACCAGAATTTGAGCACGGCTGCTTTAAGAAGGTTGATCTAAAGCAATTGATAAATTCTATATATTTAAGTCCACTAATGCCTGAGTGGGAAGAAAAAACCGTGAGAAATATTTTAAATAGACTTAATATTAATTACAAGGTAATAAAATCAAGTTTATATAATGTAAGTTAAGTTATCCAAACCTAACCTAACCGTTAGGCTTTTGTCTTGAAAAATGAGCAGTCTATCTAACTGACATCAGACTTTTTGAAAAATATTTCGAATTTGATATTACAATTTTTCATTACCTCTTCCGCATCTTTTTTAAAACTAAATAGATCATTGCTTGATGAATTGATTTTTTCGTCCCTCATATTTTCAAGCTTTTCTAATGTTAAATCCATTTTTCCTTTCCACCCCTGTAGATCTTCCAAACCTTCAGGCCAGTATTCTAATATAGTATCTCGGTAGTTTTTAAAGCTAATATACAGGTCTCCCCCTGTTATTGCTTTCTTAACATTAGTGGTTAATTCCTCAAGTTTTGCAATAATATCGTTTTTTGTTTCCATAGCATAAAGATTAAAATAATGTGATTTTTAAGTACTGAATAAACTGGGAAGATTAGTGGAACTGCAGCAATTCGTCATCACTTCCTTTAAGAAAATCCTTTAAATCTGATACTCCTGTATTCAGCATCCTTACTTGAAAACAATATTCAAGTTGTTTAGTTTTGTCTATATGAGAGAATGGATAGATAAAATACTAGTAGTGCTCAACGAGTGTAAAGATCCAATCAATAACTTACAAGCTCGAAATCTACGTGATGATGCTTTGGACGCTCTAAGCCGTGAGGTAAAACATCTTTCGCGCAAAGAATTCGAATCCTACGCTGCTAATGATAAAGAACTTCACGATCTATCTTGGTTCTATACTAGATTTGTTTATAATAAATACTTAACAGCTGGAGCAGGAAGAAGCCTACCCGATAATGAGTAGGCTTTTAGAACAATTATTCGTTTATTTTTTTCAATTGTATATATTTTTTCGATTCCACACGTGGAATCACGCCATCAGGCCCTATAAATCCAGCCATTACAGGAGGGCCAAATTCAAAAAGATTACTAGAATATTCACCATCAGGAAGCTTACTCTCTCCCTCTGAGTAGCATAAATAAAATGTTTCTGTGAATCCCTGATCATTAACGAAACTTGCAAGTTGAGTATTTTGAACGGTAAGAAGAAGTATGGTTTTGTTATCAGGAAAATTAAAAATACTTTTTACGACGTCATCTATATTCATAATACAATAGGTTTTATAATAACTAAATATACATAACTAATTCTTATGGAGTATTATTTTTTAAAAAAATGATATGAAAAAAAAGAGAAGTATATAACAATTGGCGCAATAATCATCTTTATTGCAGCATGTTATTTCTTTGGTTATAATATTGGGGAATTTATAGCTAAAAGTACAAAGTAAAGCCTACCCTATGAAGAGTAGGCATTTATTTAACATTTTAGTTATATTACTTGTCATTTTGCTGTAACTTAATTATCTTACCCAAAATCAATAAATTTCTATACATAGTTAATGATATTATTGACAACCAAATGATATTGAAATAAAACACTATATATATATATTTATCCGGAATAATCATTTTTGATAATAAGCCCAAAATTGAAAAAAGAACTAATATCATAATGCCATATTTCAGTAGTTTTGTGGTTTTAATGTACATTCTTGTATTGAAAAACAAATCAAAGACTGAAAAATTTTCATAATTATTATCAGTAACTTTTTTAGTAGTAGATTTAAATGTAACTATAACTGTTAGAAATGTTAATATAAAACCTGAAAGGGTCAATGAAATTGTGGAAAGATCAGAAATTAAACTTATAGTTTTTTCTGATTTAGGAATTAGGAACACTTCTTTATACTGTAAGAAATACACCAGCCCAGATATGATAAATCCTAATAAAATATCATATAAAATCGGTCTTTCGAAATATCTATCTATTGTAGTCATAAACCTTTCATAAATTCATCAAACTTATTCTCAATTAATTCATACCAGTCAGTTGTTGTTAAATGTTGATCTTTTTTAGTTTCCAAAACAATTTCTTTCTTCCCTTTAATTAAATTAAAAACTGCATCTTCACCATCTTTATTAATATATTTAAGTTCAAAATCTTCAAAATTATCGATGTGAAAAGGTCTTGTTTTAAATTTGTTCAAAAATAACCTTGCTAAGGTATTGGCCTCTTTATTCAAGTGATTACTTTTTATTTTAGCACCAGGTGTTTGATACATTGCTTCAACCTTAATAAATTTCGGCTTCAATCTATTTTCTAGACTAGAAATTCCCGATATATAGCCTTTGACGTCATTATCCAAATTTGTTAAATTTTGAGGTTTAATTTTAAATTCAAAATTAACAACATTATAGAGATTTTCTAACATATTATCAATACCAGAGTCCATTATTGTTGTAGTACTAGTAGCCTTAGCTAAAAACAATTTTTCATGTGCAATATTTCTGAAATAAAACTCAATATCTGATAAACGAGGACCACTGTTATTAAATTCAACACACATAATTGCAGGGGAAACACTATAATCAATAAAAAAAGTCGTTAATTCAGTTATAGAACCACTAGCTGTATCAAAAGGTACAAGATCAAAAGTATGTTTTGGCTTGATCATGGGCTTTTTTTTATCGTCAATTAGAGCAAGGGCACATTTAATTCTTTTTGTCCTGGGCGCAGGCACAGAGTAATACATAAATAATTCTCTTCTTATGGCATCTTTTCTATTCGCATGCTTATCAATTAAATAAACTTTGTTATTTATTGTTCTTTCTTGATTTAAAAATGTTATTATCTTGTATAAAATATCGTTACTACTTTCTTTTACGCCTTTTCTTGGAGTAAATTCAATTTTATGAAAATGAAATCTTGTAGATATTAAATCTTCTTTTAGTGCATTGTTATCCATAATTGGTGTTAATATTGATCATATAAATATATAAATAGTTGATCTATATTAAATAGTTATTTAAAAATAATTATAAAACACCTTATCTTAATTATCATCTCTTAGCCCCCTTCAAAAACCACCATAAAATCCCTAGTACAACAATTAACACAGCAACAGCTCCCCAAACAAAAGCCTTACCACTTAGTTCAGATTGTGTAGCAACATCCTTATCTAACTGCTTATCTTTAGTTTTCACCCTTTCCTCTGCAGTTTCTCCATACCTAATATTAGAATCAACAAACCTAGCAATACTATCTTTCTTTGATTTCTCAGCGAGCGCAAGCCCGTCAATTTCTGCTTCATCTGCTGTAAACGAACCATCAGAATTAAACTTTACGCCCTTAGCTTTAACCTTGTAGCCATTAACCACGAACTCGCTTGTAAGACTTGTATTAACTTCAGCAGTTTTACTCTTATCTGAATAATCTAGATCCACTTTTGATTGTACATCAGAAGTTTGCTCATACTTAGAAATATCAACCTGCTTAGTTTTTTTACGGAATAATCCGCACCCATTAATTAAGGTGCAGATTATCGTTAATAGTATCAGTTTTTTCATTTGCTTCTATTGTTAGTCTAAGTAGCTTACATTCTTCTTTCAATCCTTCGAGTTCGATCTTTTGGGCTTCGAATAGATTTCTGAATTGTTCCAATTCTTCACGTATTGCTTTAAGTGCTTTTTTGCATGCATTCTCTTCTTCCAGAGCAATACGAAGTTTTTCCTTTAGCTGCTCAATAATACCGTCGGATGCTTCAAGCTGTTTTTCCAATCGTTCGGTTATCCCTTCGGACATCTCAAGAACTTTTTTGGCATTCTCAACAATACCGCCATCATTCTCGATTTTCTCTTTTGGCCGTGAACGAATCCAAACCCAAATAGCAGTAATTAAACCGATACCTGCCCCCCACAGGTTCGGTAATACATGTTCTTGTATAAAGTTTTCCATCAATCTTACTTTACTAAGCATTTAAACTTTGCCCATGGAAATTGCTTCCCTGGATCTCCTTTTCTCCCTGGTGCGATATCACTGTGACCAACAATTTCTTGAATTGGATAAGCTCCACTAATTGCCAAGCATACTTCCATTGCTTTCACAATTTGGATATCCGTGTATTCTTGACTTCCTGTGTTTTGGAGTTCAATACCAATAGAATGATCATTAAGGTTTTTATATCCTTTCCATTCTGACTTACCCGCATGCCATGCTTTAACATTGAAATCGACAAGCTGAGTAACTACTCCTTCACGCGAAATATGGATATGCGCGGATACTTGGCTCTGTGGATTGGTCATCCAATTAATAGCACTTGTGGCATTGGATGCTGCATCGTAATGAATCACAATAAATATTGGCTTGATGATTCCGCCTTTGTTTGGTGTAGGCTTAAATACTACGCCTTCTAATCTGTTTTTAATTATTTTCATATAAAATCAATATTTACAACACTACTAATGCTCGCGATAAAGGATTTACTTCAGTTGTATTTAGAATTATACTAGATCCCCCTGCTCCTGGACTAGTAGTAGCTATGTTATATAATTGCTGAGTAGTTACTGTATTTTTTATATACCCTGACTCGATATAGTGGAAACTAATTGTGATATCAATCCATGCATAGGCTGGCCAATGATTAGAACCAACATTGGGGTCTATATCAGTACTGCCAACGCTTAGAATATTATCGTTAATTACAAAGTACCATCCATCAGCTATTGGAGTAGTTCCATTTTGAGAGGTCACGAATCTTGGATTTTGATTTGATTCTCCTGATCCGGGATATCTTACTTGGTAAGTATTCGTTGAGTTAATCCAAATTGAACCAGCCATAGGTACATAGTCAATTCTACCATTTAATAAAGTTTTAAGATTATTAGCAGGAAGAGCTGTTGTTTCCAAATAGCTTTCAAATATGCTTTTTGATGCATTCCAAGAGATATTTTGAAATACTGCAGAAAGTCTATTTACTCCAATCGGATACCAAGTGGCCGATGAACCTGTGGAAACGTATTGTAACCCATTCTGAGTATAAGAATCAACGACATATAATATTGGTGATCCTACTTCATCTTTATAAACAACTTTTGCTTGCCCATTAATGGTTCTACTTACTCCCGATACGGTAATTGTAAGATTCTTTACAATACCTTCATACATACTGATTCTACCAGAGTCATGATATTGCCTTATAGCATTTGACACATAGTAAGTAGGATTTGATGTCGGGTTACTTGAATCCACAGGTAATACATTGATAGTTGTTCTTGCTCCCACATTATTAGTTTGAAAATAACGTGCAATTAGACTTTCAACAATTATCTTATCAGCAGCAATAGTCCCAGTTTTAATCTTAGCTCCATCAATTTCAGTCGAGTCAGCATACTTCCAATTGTCAAACACAGATTTAACTTCTTCAAACTCCGTTGGATCAGCTCCGTTTACTTTAGTAACAGTCATTTCACGTTCGATCGGATTAGCTAAAGATTCAGCATAGATGAAAACCTTTATTTTAACGATACTTGCTGTTATTGTTGCTAATTTGAATGTGTTATTTGTATCGCTGTTATAAATATCTCTTACCCTTATAGCTGTGCCCCCGGGAAAAGATTGGATATTATATCTAAACTGCCCTATTCCAGGTGTAGCATTTGCAGCAACTGGAGTAAGTGGCATCGATCCCTTTAGAACAGTTATAGAACATACTGCGGTATCGATAGAAGCTTGTGAAACTGATCCATCATGATTAGCAGGAAGAGCATGTACTTCATTTGATAATATAACTGATATACCGTCTTTACCATTTTGCCCTGGTAAACCATCATTCCCATTTGCTCCATTTTTAGTAACCGAAAAAGGAACATTTACATAAGACTCATACGGATCACCAGTCGCTTTGAAATGAATTTGTAGATTACCAGTCAATACACTAACTGCTGTTATTGTAGCCTCATTACCCGAATGACTTGCTGTACAACCAGTAGCAACAATTGATGTGATAGTAACAGGAATATTTACACCAGCTTTACTCAATAAAACGCGAGTTTTTGCTCCAGTTAAAATTGGATTAGATCCATCCGCATTAGCAGGTATAACAATATTGGAAGGTGTACAGTTTATCGTATATCCATCATCTACAATAGAAATTGTAATCTGTGCCTTTCCAGCAAACTTAACCAGTAAAAAAGGTATGGTTAACATCCTGAAGTTTGCTCCTGACTGCGCATATAAATCAACTGACCCATTATTAGCTGACACTCCTGTAATCGTTGCGACATTTCCTGATCTAGTAACTGTACAATTCGTGCCAATTGCATTTGTAATACTGGTTGATAATTGAGTTTCAACCCCTGTATCATCATCAACATCATAACATTGCACAATGACTTTAGCGCTTGATAAATCAGGCAAATCATTATTCGTAAGAATGTAAATAGGATTAGCGGACACCTTCCATACAATTGCCATCTTAAACCTCCTCTTGACTTAGTTCACGACTGATTAAAGAGAATTGTTGAAGGTGGATAGGTTCGATATAGCTTATTTCAATATTTCCGTTTACATCAACTTTGACATACTCTGACGGATTTGGGCTATATGTTGTACTCAATGAACTCTTCTCAATTTTTATTTTTGGAATTATATTACTAGGATCGTTTGAAAGATATACGAAAATAAACTTAGCACCCTCAGGAGCAACTATCCCTTCGAATTTTAATTTATTATCATTCAGAGAACTATTTATGCCTCCAAAATGTAAAACTCCAGGTTTGGGTAGTTCTGATGTAAATACAACTCTAAGACGATTATTTGAGATTACATCTCGTGAAATACTCCATATTTCTCCGGGTGTTGTTGGAAAATAAAAGGATCGAGAAACTGCTGAGTTAGCAATTTCTAAAGTCGCTGTATTGAGTGCTAATGAAACAATATCACTTTTATTGAAAACATTTTTCCCTGTAATATTTAAATTATCCACACCATTACCCATCCAAGTAGCTGGCCATTCAGCAGTTTTCACGTTAATTGAGTTTTTAGCAAAAACAACAGTTGGACGCTTGCTTAATACTTTGTCAGCTAAACGAGTTGCTATTGCAGTGGTTGGAATGTAGGAAGTAGGTCTACTTCCTTCTTCAATTTGAAAACCTGTGAAAGTGAAAGGTTTGTTCGTGTTTTGGTAATACTTGGAAACCCCAAAGGTAGCGGAACCCGTCGAAGGAGATTCGCCAGTATACCAGATTCTATAGACCCCATTACCTACAGACTGTATTTCGCTTTCTCTAGCGTTACCGAAAACCACTAATGTTATGTCTCGAGCCGCAAGAGCCCCTGACACAATTGGCATTGATCCGTCATCCATTTTCACAAAAACAGAAAATACATATTGTTTCCCAGCAGTCGCTGATATTACTTTGGAATGAGAGTTAACCTGACCACTAGTCCAAACATGTCTTAAACCTTTATTGAAAAGCGCACCCATATTCCAAGTTAAGTCGATATTGCCTGCCGTGGCATCTAACCCCGAATCAGTTGCCAAATTCGAAGATGAAGGCTCAATCATTAAACCCTTAGCTACTCCATTTTCATAGTTTATACGAGGTACATTAGGTGCTGCCAATTGCATTACACCACTGGCATCAAAATAAGTTCCTGACGATCCGCGCTGAAATTCAAACTCTTCTAAAGTTTTACTATCACCATTCATAGCATATACGACACCAGCTTTATTTGCGCTTGGAGTAAGAGCTAGTGAAGCATTGTTTTTCACCACTGTCGGATAAGCGTTTAATTCTGCATTTACTCGAGCTGCAGTATATCCAGCTCCTTGCGCTGTTAAATCAGCATAAAATAAAGCTGTATTCAAAGTTGTAGTAGGCACATCAATCTCCTTGAGACGATTACCAACTAACTTTCTGGTTTTATTTGATGTTACGATTCCAGCCATTATAATAATGTATAATTCGGTGAATTCGGCTCAGGTAGAATCTGAACTGCGGACTTAACCGATTTCGTGAAAAAATCCATATTGCTTTGCCCTTTTAAATAGACGTTGAAGAATTCACCTTCTTGCCATTCAACGAGTACTTCTTCATCCTCCGTACCTTCGTTGATCACTTCAGTTGACTGAGGGATTTTACCAATCCAGTGAAGAATCCAACCATTGCCACTATCGTAGAATGTTGGCGTATCTAATGGAAGCCCCAACTCATTGAGTAAGGCTTCCTTATTTGTTGTTTTGAAATACAGTTGATCCATATTAAACCGACATTAGAGTACATACAAAAGTTGCTTTATTGGTCACATCAGTCGGTAAAATTGTAATCGACTTACCAGTTTTACTGAATGCTACATCAGCGTCACCATTCTGATCATATTTAGCCCATGTGTAGGTATAGTCAGTGCCACCAGCATCAATCTCAGCACCTCCGCGCCATACTTCTGCAAATAGCTGAATAGAGCCGCTATTGTTTTTGATCACTGTGCCATCAGGTGATGTAATTAAAACAGAAATAGGATCTGACATGTCATTCAATGTCTCCACAGCTTGAGCCGTTTGCCCTGAAGTAGACGCCCCAGTAGAATTATCCTTCGCAAGACATTTAAATACTTCAAGATTTAATACTGCAGCATTTGGAATAACAAGTGTCTTTGCGTTGAAACCTGTAATACCATTGAAATATGGATCAGATGAAATCTTTGCCCAACCTGCTCCAAATGTTGTATCATAATGAGGTGAAGTAACAGCCGCGCCTGAAGCTACTGCAGCAGTTAAATTGCTAGTAAGTGTAACTACTTTAGAAGTAGAGTTTACGCTCAATGCTGTGTAAGTTACTCCAGCTGCTCTAATTTGTCCACCAGCCTGAACGTTTGCCACATTAGCAAGAGTAATGGTATTTTGTCCAATGTTTGCAGCTGCTGTAGCTGTAGTTGGCGCAAATACTTTCATGTCGCGTTTACCCCAGTTGTATTGAACATTGTTTACTAATACCTCAGATGCTCTATACAAATCACATGTAAGGGTTAATGAAGCTATTTGATCGTTTTGAAAGATTGTACCTTGATCAGCTGTGATTACAGCAAGCAATCCCGATCCAGCATTCTGTACCGTATTGAAAGAAATAACTGCTGAAAATGGAGTTTCCATTCCGTTATTTGGATCAACAAAGATTGCTGAAAAAGTATATTTTACGTTACCTGAACCTGTAACATCATTTTTCTTTACTGTTAGCGTGTAAGGAGCTGCCGCGCTAATTACATAATCAGCCGTATTTGTAAGAAGAACATTATCTCTACGCCATTGTGCTGAACCTGGTTTAATTCTACCTGCTACCGATGCACTATCTCCTGGAATACCTGAGATAAATAATTGAGGAGTCAACACCAAAAATGGTGATACTGCCCAGCTTGGTAAATAACTATTGTTATCTTGAGAATAGATTTGTGTCAACGGCTGATTAGAGCCGATGAATGCTTGAAACGATACTGCATCGTTTTGGTCAATAATGGTGATCTGACCTTTCGCTTTAATTACTGCCATTGTATAATTGTTTTTAAAGATTTAATGTTACTTCACATTCGAAAACTGCTTTTTTATACACATCAGTTTCGTCAATGTGTACTTCCTTTTTATCCTTACCTTCATGGAAATTCCAGAGCTCATCTGCATTACGATCGTTTGAAATTCTATACCACTGGAAAGCATTTTCAGGTAACTGATCGTTGATCATTTCACCGCCCCAATAAGCATACGCCCTGAGGGTGGTATCTATATTCCCATTCATGAAGATGTCGCCATAGTCCGATATCACCACAACTTTTAATTCACCAACACCGCTATAAACTTTGATGATCGTCATCTGATCATACTTGTCACCAACGCTATAGCGAATTAGGACAGAATCCAATCCGTGCCAAATGGCTGATTGATGATGCAGAGAGAATGTGAGCGTATTGAATGTTCCTGGAATATCTATCCAAGCATTGTTATAGAAGTATTGCCATTTACGCTCCTCAGGCTTACCAACGAAATTATATTCAGCTGCTGTAAGGGTAATGGATTCTTTATCTACTACTTTGGTGATATCATCTGAATAGGTGAATACTTGATCTCCTGTTAAGGTGATGAACTGTGCATTTGTACGTTTTGCAATTAGCTTGTTTTGTTCATTTTGAGTGCGCTCAACATTGCCTAATGTGATTTTATTAACAGCTACATCGCGAATGATCTTTTCAGCTAAAGTGTAACTTACCACATCAGCAATCTTAGCTGTTATCTTGCTTGGATTCGCAATAGGATAACTTAGCTCCGTAATTCTTAAGAAGCGATTAACATTAAGTTTAGTCGATACCACATGAATCCAGGTACCAACATTAAGAGCGCCAACTAAACCACGTCTTCTAAGCTCTAATTCATCTAATTCAAGCTCAAATCCAACAGATGGATGCCAATGTTTTTCAGCGTATTCTTCTGTCTTTTCAGCGACTTTATTTTCAGCTGCTGTGATATACGATTCAGGCATAATAATGCCTACAAGCTTATATTTATCACCTACCTTTGGAGAAAATGTTTCATTCGGTAAAAAGTAGCCCTCTGTCTCCTCAAGGCGGTTGATTCGCATTGCTTTTGTATCGTGATTGTATGAAGCTATTTCAAACTCTTGACCACCAAGTTCGCCCGACATAAAAACAATCTTAGCGCCTTCAATCTGCTGATCGTTTAAATCGAAATCTAAGCTTGAATCAGTTAGTGTAAGGAAATCAGCGGATACCGATGTCAATGTTCCTATTCTTGTAGGTACTACGTCCTCGAAATAGACATTCTGAACGATAAGACCGTATAGGTTTACATTGCGCTCCACATAGCTACCCGTCATCACAAGATTCTTACGTCCTTGCTTATAGTCTAAAGGCAAGTTCTCACTACCTCCAAAGCCATAGAAACGAGTTGCAAACGGACTGTCTGGTACTGAAACCTCAGTTAAGGTATAAAGTCCATTCCCTTTGCCTTGAGAGAAAGTAAAACCTTCAAGTCTATTACCAACTGATTTACCTACGTATAGTACATGGCCATCGAAATTATATTCTAATCCAAATAGCTCACACGTCTGAGTAACCGCTTGTCTGCATGTCACATTATCAAAGTAAATATGAAGAGGTTCGACATCTACAGGCTCATCGATCTCAAGTACAAACCCATCATCAATAATCGACATGCAATCAATAACTAATGCAAGAATTTCGCTAGGCGTACCGAAATAATCAAATTTGGATTCTCCCAAATGCGATAACGGCATATCATGCATACGGTATTCAGGTGATTTGAAAACGATATCATAATCAAAGCGATTTTTGCCATACTCTTTACGAGTTGGCATTTCGTTGCCCTTGATACTGTATTTTTTGCCGTTATGGTTAATGTAGTCATATGGCAAAAAATCGATGATCTCAGGATAGGAAAAGCTAACACGCACGCGATCATCTCCCATGAAATAAGACTCACGGATAGTATCATCACCGATGTTAACCTCGACTAATTCTGTATTATCTCTATATATTTTAAGTTTTGCCATTTATACTATTAAGAATGTATCTGTAGGGTAATCATCTGTTAATTGGAGTGTGATATAGCACCCAACTTTATTATTTCCGTTTATGCGTGTAAGATTTTGAAAGGAACTCATATCGGAATACCTCACCTTAAATCTTCTCGCCATTTTCAAGAAGTCAAGATTGAATTCTTTAGCGTTTAGAAGAAAATTTCTAAAAGCATTGTATCTGCTGTAAAATTGAGTCTCGCTATCTGCTTCCAAATAAATTGGGAGATTGTAAGTCTGCCTTTCAAATACAGGTTCTTCATCAGGATCAGTTTCAATACCATCTTCATCACCCCAGTTGTATTCATATCCTGCTTTACGTTTTGGAGCTTTTAAAAGTTCAGCATATGTTCCTGGTCTGAAGCTGATGCCATAAGTTGTGTAGGCGTCTTGACCATTAATTTTTGCGAATCCTATCATAATCCCATCCCTTCTGCTGATCTCCCAGTTTTGGAAGTGTTTTTATTAATTGCTTTTAACTCTACTACGGCATTTTTAAGCTCAGAAACTGTATTGGCTGTATTCACCTGAATAGCGTTCAATGCGATAAGCTTTTCGTTGGCAATTGCAAGAATATTCACATTCGTTGCAGACTGAGCTTGTATTGCAACTAATTGTTGTTTCCAGACATCATAGCCTGCTCTGAATATTCCTACAATTTCACCACCTGTTTTTTCTGATAATTCGCGGTCGAGCTTACCCTTGATGGTAGAAGAGCTGTCGCTTGATGATCCTGTACCGGTTATTTTTTCGATATCCTCCCATTTTTTTGCATACTCTTCACCTAATAAAATGTACTTTTCTTTTAAAGCCTGAATTTGCTTTTCTGTAAGATTTCCGCCCTCCATTAAATCAGCTAACTCATTATAGAATGGCTGCATAGCATCTTCTAAATATTTAGCTTGAAAGCTTGATTTTATAGCATTACCTAAAATACTCTCAAAGGAGTCTGCAAAATCTTGAGCAGAGCGTTTTCCATTTTCAAATAGATCCGCTAACCCCGATGCCAATCCAGAGGAGCTCGTACCTGTTAGTAACTCATCCAAGCTTTTTTGAAGATCTTCAACGCTTAAACCAGCCTCTCCAAGTTCTTCACGCAATGCTTTCAGCGATTCAAAATCTTCCTTAGCCTTATCCTTTAGCTTTCCTTCGGTGTATAATTTTTCAAGTTTGTCGTAATCAGCACCTCTAAGGCTAGCCATGATATCCCAGGTCTTAGCCTTTCTAAACCAGGTACCATGCTCATACCCTTTACCATTGATATACTCCTGACCCTGAAGAGATGAAAATATTTTGTCATATGCTTTTTGCACTTCAGGAGACTGCTTTTTTACTGCTTCTAATTGAGCGATAATAGCGTTATAGGAGTTCTTACCCCTCGCAACTGTATCAAGTTCACGTTGACGTAATAAGGCCTGATATTCCTTTTCACCCTTTTTTGCTTCATCATAAAACTTTTGATTTTCCTCACGAGCCTGGCGGTTCATTTCCTTAGTTTTTTTGCTAATGGAAAAAACTGTACTAATGGCACCAATAGCTGATTTTACAATAGCTTTCGGATCACCTGAAGCAATAGCGCCTGCGACATCTGCTGCTGCCCCTGCCAACTCCCCAATAGTTGCCAATAAATATCCAGCTTGGGTATCAGTACCTCCTAACGCTTGAGACATTTGGCTGAATGATTGAGCAGCCACACCGCCCCATTCGCTAATTTCTTTTAGAGTTTCATTGCCCTCAAGCTTTTTAAGAAATCCAAGAAAACCACCGTCTGGACCGTCATTAGCTTCTTTTTTAAGCTTAGATATTTGCCCAGTAATTTGCTTTAGAAGATCGTAGAGTTTTTTAAGCTCTGGATGTGATTCTAATGCTTGATCAGTAATTTCTTTAATTCCATTATCGATATTATATTGAGAAATGGCATTTGAGACATCAGTTCTTTGTGTCTCAAGGTTAGAAATATTAGTTTTTACCGAGCCAACACTCAAGTTGATTTTTAAATCAGAAAGCTCTTGATTTAACCTTTCCTTAATGTTAGGTGCTAAATCAGTTGTTAGAAGATCTTCTACTAGTTTTATTTGCTCTTTTAATTCCGCACGAGTTCTTATCAATGCTTCCTTTGAAGCCTTCTTGTATAGATCAGATTTTAAGAAAAACTCCTCATTCTGAGATTTGATCTTTTCATCTCGTGCCTTTTTAAGATTTTCTAATTCTTCAGCATTAGCATCTTTGCCTAATGCAGCAACATGTTGTTGATGTTCTTTTTCAATATCCTCAAGCTTTTGAGCATGAGTTTTTGCGAGCTGTAATGCACCTGCATATTTTGCGCGCTCTTTAACTGCATCTTCTTTATCCAACGCATCAAGCATTTGTTTCAATTCTTTCGCACGCTCTTCTTGAGCTTGAGTAAGTTTCACCCCAACACCAGTAAAAGGTGCTAAAGCAGCAGTTTTTTGCAACGTTGAAATAGCGAAATATTCCTTTTCAAGATTTGATCTATAATCCTTAGCTAAATCAGATTGCTCACCAAACATTTTTTGAGCAGCTTTAATACCGTTTTGTTCAACATATGCGTTATATTGATCATAGATAGATTTCTGCTCGTTCAGTTGTTTTAAAAGCTCCTTTGTGCCTTGACGGGTAGTAGCCTCACTAATTTCAAAAGATTCAGCTTGTTTTAATTTCCCTTCATCAACACGCAATCCTTTATTCTTTGGATCAGCATAAAACTTACGTACCTCATCACGCATTTTAGCGTATTTATCTTTAATAGAAGCAATTTCCGATTCGTCACGACTTAGTTGATTACGAGTAGATTGATTTGCTAGAGCTTCAATATCATCTTGAAGTTTACGCTGACGTTCTACAGCCTGACGAGCTTGTTCAGTTCTACGCTCTAATGCACGTTTTGCTGCTTCGTTTTTTTTACGATCTGCCTCAGTTTCTTCGAAGGTTATATGTGCACCAGATGGAGAATTAGATCCACCCAATAATGTCAACTGGTACTCCTTCATTCTTAAGTTTTTCAATAGATCTTCGTAATCTTTAAGCTTCGCTTTTCCTCCGTCAGTTAAAACACCTTTATTTACAGCATCCTTATATTTCTCATACGCTTCTGTAGTTGACTTAATAGTTGATTGAGTTTCTTTTAAAAGAGCGTTAACATTAGAATTAGTTGGAGCTGTGTTTAAAATAGAATTGAATGATTTACTTCCAGTATCGAAAGCTAAATTGATTTCTCGTATTTTATCTGCTTTATCAAAACTGGTTAACCTTGCTAAAAATTCGTCAATGGAAGTAGGATTGAAAGTTTTATTAATTTGGTCTAACAAATCAGCAAAGAATCCCATAATAGCAACTACGGATCTGCCAATAGCGCCTTCACCATTCTCAATGCTCAATACAAAATTATCCCAAGCGATCCCCATTCGCTTTGATTGCTGCTCAAGCTTACCAGCACCATTTTCGAATTCAGCTTGCATAGCCCCTTGTGCAGTAGTTACTTTTTCTAAAGCATCTGTAAGGACATCAAATCCATTGGTTGCAAGAGATGCAATGACACGTTGATCACGCACAGCAATTATTCCTGTATGTTCTAAAGCTTCATTAACCGATCCACCTGATTTATTAATTTCATTTAGGCCACGAACATAATCCACAAATACACCTGCAGCATCGTCTTTAAAGCGCTTAGATAGCTCAGCAGATGTGCCTCCTATTACTTTAAGCAAGTCAGCTACACCTTTACCAGAACGTATAGTTTTCTCAAATTCTCCAAGAGTACGGGAAAAAGTGGACCCGACTAATTCTGCTTCAAGTCCCACAGCTTTGGTAGCTGTCGCAAAAGCCAAAACATCTTGACGACCGATTTTATAGATACCTACGTTTTGAGCGATCTGTTCAGCGTTTGCAAGGATTTCCTTTTCAGTAGCGGCGAAATTATTTCCCAGATTTACAATTTCATCACCAAATTTCTTTACGTTTTGAACGCCACCATCAACTAGCGTAAGCATTCGTGCAATTTCAGTAGCGCCTTCCTCACCTTTGATGTCAGAAGCTGTCTCAAGCATAGCGAGAGCCTCTGTAAATGCAAGAATATCAGATCTACCTTTTACACCTAATTGTCCAGCAACAGTAGCGTATTCAAGTAATTTTGTTGAATCAATTACTTTAAGCTTCATTGACAAATCAATGATTGCATCACCGAAATCATTTAGATCATCACCTGCTATACCCGTAGTTTTTGAAACATTCCGAAGACCAGAGTTAAAATCTATTACTGTTTGTTTATTTGATTGGAATAATGCGAATAAAGCACCTAATGTAGCGAGCAATGCTCCGACTGGAGTTGTCACTAAAGCCCATAGTTGTTTGCCCAGACCTGCAACTGCTAAACCTAATTCTTTAATTGCATTAGGTTTGCTTGCCAAGTCATCGATTGAAGTGCCAAACAAAGAGAGCTTTTGATTGATAGATTCAAATTGAGGTCCTAATAGTTCAATAGCACTACCATAATTACCAACATTACGCTGGTGTAGGCCTAAGGAAGCATCTATTTTTTTAATACCTTGATCTAAGTACTGTGTCTGTTTTGTAAGTCCTTCGGATTTTTTTCGTAAAGCCTCATAACCAAGGGTATTTGCATGACCTTGACGCTCCATTCGGAACATTTCCGCTAAAACGTCCTTTGCTTCTTTACGAACTGCACCAAGTGCTTTATTTAGTTTATAATATTCACTACTCTCCTGCTCTAACTGCTTTTTACGCTTAGCAGTTTCTTTAACCTGTTTAGCAGCTTCACGCTCTGCATCTTTCCGAGCTTTTTCGGATGCTTTTAAAGCCTTTTCTGCCTCACGCTCCGCTTGATTAGCTTTTCGTCTTTCTTCAGCTTGTTCTTTAAGTAATCTATTGTATTCTTGAGAAGCAATTTGACCTTTTTTGTACTGAAGGTTTAGCTCCTTCTCTTGTTGAATTAAGGATTGTATCTCATTTTTTTGTAAAGCAAGATTCGCTTTATGCTCTTGCTCTACTTTTTTAAGATTATTTAATTCAGAAATTTCTTTGGAACGCTCCTCTCGTAATCGTCGAATAGAATTAATTTGCTCAAGTTTTGCATTTACTAGTGCTTTATTGGCAGAGATCTTATTTAAACGATCTGCTTGCACAGAAGCATTTGCAGCATCTTTGGTAATATCCTTAAAGACCTGAGATTTTGAATTTGAAAGAGCTTCATTCAAATCCTTACTAAACTTGTCAGTCATTTCTGACTGAATTTTAGAAAGATTTGCAAGCTTTTTTCTTAACTCCGAATCATCACCAACAAACTTAAATTTAACCTCTGCCATACTCCTTCAAAGGTACTTTAAGCCACATCGGTGATAAACTATTGCATTTTGTAAACCAATAAATTACAAAATATTAAGTAATCCATTTGGATTACTTAAATTATATTTATATACTTGCATATCAATTATGATTTAACATAAAAAACACACCCAATTTTCGAGAAGATTAACGACACGTAGTCGGTTGGGGTAAGATAAAGACAGCTGGATAGACAGCAATTGTTCATTGTTTTATTTAACCATTTTAGAAATGAAAAGATTTATTGCAATTGCATTGATCGTAATGTTCTCTTTTTTAATGGTTGGCACTGTATACGCTTCATTCGATAAGAAAGCGTCCATTGAGCTGAAAAAGGATAATGGCCCACAAATCGTGGCTATTCTTGACGCGGTAACACCTAGCGTAGCTCCTAAGTACGGCAAAATGGTAACTGTTCTTTCAGAAGACGTAATTGTATCAGGTTATAAATCTGATATCACAGCAAAAGCCAACTCACCACCTAGCATTAGAAAATTATAGGTGTAGATTAAGAGAAATTATAAATAAGCCTATTTGTGAATGGATAGGCTTATTTAAAAACATTGCGGGGTAGAGCAGTTGGAGTGCTCGCTAGTCTCATAAGCTAGAGGTCGCTGGTTCGAGTCCAGCCCCATGCAACAACGCTTATTGAGAGAAAGGCTCTTGGTTCTTTAAAGTATTGATTTGAAAGATGGCGATTGATAGTATTGCTGATGCTCTTGAAAAAAGTTGATTGGTCTCGGTTAGTGGAGGGTGATCGTAAAATTATAGCACTAATGGTTTTCAAATCAAGAAATATTGAATTAGCAGCAAAGAGCCTTAAAGAATTTTTAATTACAACTAAAGCAGGTTATTCCAAAATCGTTCTTTTACCTGCTTAAATGGAGAGATGGCGGAATTGGTAGACGCTAGCAATGATCAGTGTGAGGACTATAAGCTCTTTCTAGAGGAGGGTTGAGTACATTAGGTGGTACTATTCAATGCTTAAGCATTTGTCCATGCAGGTTCGAATCCTGCTCTCTCCACAAAGAGTGCTGACATTAAAAATAATACTCGTTCCGAAAGGACTAAAGTCAGGTAGTTGCTATGGAACGCACATCGAGTTCGAATGACGTTGTACCGCAAGCGGTTGCACTCTTTTTAATTCGTCTTTTCATAATTTAGGTTTATAATTGGTTAGTAGCCGCTCAACATCGCCAGGTAATTTGAGCGGTTTTTTTAAACAACTCGTAGACTTGTGTTAGTGGTTCGTACAGTAAAGATTAAGTAAACTAAATAACCAATATCGAGATATGAAACCAATAGCATTTAAAGGTCAAAACGTACTTACAGAATAATAGGGAATATATGAAAACTATTATCCAGATAAGCGCAGTATTAGGACTTAATGGCTGGCAAATATTAAGACTACAAACCGAATCTTTAAAACTAAAAGAGCATGGAATAATTTTAGCTGATCATCTGCACGAGCTACCTAATTTATCAATACCCAAGGTTGAGGATTCAGCTATTGTTATTTAAGCCTTTGAATACAAATCTATTCCAAGAGTTAATATTTTGATAGCAGATAAAACTTCAAGGATGCCGAACAAAAATTCACACACCAACAGTATAAATGGGCGAGTAAACATTTTAGAGGGTAATATTCAAATCGCTTAAAAAAACTTTATTTGTTTTGTAATGGTTAATATTTACTTTTGAACAAATTAAACCTAATTATAAACAGATAAATTAAATAGTTTGGGCACAAATATATCAAATGAACAGGCTGACTACTTGCTAAAATTACCTAAAAAAATAGTTGATAAAGATCAAATTCTCGACCAAATTTTGATAGATCAAGAGTTTGGATTTAATAAGCGTTTTGAGATGATTTCTGAAGTAGATAGTGAATTTACATTTCTTTTCGAAATTCAACAAAGCAAAAAAAATCGGTTAAGGTTGAGTTTTCATCATCAAGATAATGAAAGTAAAATAGGGTTACTACGGGTTGATTATAATGGTGGTCACAAAAATCCTGAAAAAGCGACTGATAATTTACCTGAAAAATTTAAACCATATGTAGGTAAATTCTTTGATAACAATGAACATCATATACATTATTATGTTGAAGGGTATAGATCATTAGCTTGGGCAATTCCGTTAACTGATGACAATTTTATAATAAAGGAAATCAATGAAGGTTCAGATTTTAATGATACCTTTGTAGAAATTATTAAGTTATTTGCGAGTGTAATAAATGTAAAAACTAGAATTGAAATTAACACATTACTGCTATGAGCTGGATTGATAATAGTATCGAACAATACTACACATGGTTAAAGGATAAAACTTTTGTTAATAAGAGTGAGGCTTCTGGCTGGTATGTTATTTCTACTCCATTTCTAGGTACATTTAATGATACTATAGATATTTATGCAAAACTTGAAGGTGATAAAATACTATTATCTGATGATGGTCAAACTTTAAAGAATCTAAATTTAGTAGGTGTTTCGATCAATCGCTCTTCAAAAAGGAAGGAATGGTTAGATATGATATTACTAAATTATGGAATAGAATTGGAAGAAGATGAGCTTCAGGTTTTTGCTACGGAAAAGGATTTTCCGCAAAAAAAGCATAATTTAATATCTGCTATTTCAGAAATTTCTGATATGGAGATGTTGGCTAAAAATACAATAGCATCAATTTTCAGAGAGGATGTAAAAGATTTTTTAGACGATCAAGACATTATTTACACTCCTCATTTTATTGCTAAAGGGGCAACGGGAATTGAATTTAATTTTGATTTTCAAATTGCTGGAAAAGAAAAAGAGATCGTTATTAAATCTTTCAATTCACTTAATAAGATTAACGTTCCTAATTTTCTATTTGGATGGGATGATGTAAGACCTTATAGAGAAAAAGCTTCAGGGAAAGAGTTAACTGGGTTGGCTATTGTTAATAACATAGATAATGATGTTAAGCCGGAATTTTTAGAAGCCTTAGAGAGTAAAGGAGCAAACGTTATATTATGGGATAAAAGATATGAAAAGAGTATGTTGGATAAGCTTGTAGCATAAGAGTTTATCTAAAATCTTCCAGCACCAATTTTTTCATATTTTCTAGTAGACAAACAGATTATGAGAAGTTTTATACTCATAATAGCTTATCCAACCCAAATGATTTTTTATTATATTTGAGGATAACTTAAATATCAAAATTATGACCAAATTTTTTACAATCCTACCGTCACCAGGAAGTGCTATCTCAAATTTGTATGCACTTGGTTCAATTCAATCTATTGAATGGGTAGATACTCATTCAGTTTTAACACTTTTTAGTGGGAATACAATTGATGTTATTGAGTCTCCGAGAGAAATTTTAGATAAATTCGAAAACATTAATGATGGAGAAGTTTTAGAACTAATCGAATATATTGGTTGATTTTTTAAAGGCATCAGTAGCCAAATTAAATCAAACATCAGAAATTTTTATAGCTACATATACAGTAAAAATTCCTAAATATTTAAAGCAAAAGTATCAATGAGCCCCAAAAATTTAAGGAAGGGGCTTAAAACTCAACAAATAAATTCAACATTAGATTTTATTAAGATAAAGCTTGAATTTACCTTTTACTACATCAATTCCTGCATTTTCTTCATTAGTAGGTATTGTAAACTCAAATGTCCCTTCAATATCCTCAGCTCCGTTTTCTTTTTTTATTATTTTGGTAAAATAGACTTTACCATCTCCAAATATGTATTGAGAGTAATTAAAGTATGGATTGTATCTTATAAAGGAAAGATCCTCTTTTTCGTAAATTTCAATATAATCATCCATTTCATTAATTATCTGTTTGCCTGGAAGTGATTTGATAACATACTCATGGTTTAATTGGATCTCGTCACCAACAGGTATTTTGATTAGGATAGTATGTTCTGGGTGTTCTTTTGAGTCTTTCTTATTCATAGAAGCGTCTATTGTGATATACCTGACTCCTTTAGAATATTGGGGAAGGTTATAATAATAGTAATCAAATTGTGGTCCCTGACGCTGGTTGAATGTAAATAATCTACCTCTTTGGATAAAGGTTTTCCCGTTATAAGTGATTTCGACATACCTATCATCTGGTAAAGGTCTTCCTTCTTTGTCGCAGCTAAAGAAAAGTGTGGTTGATAGAAATAATAGAAACAGTGCAAAAGTGGTTAAAGCTTTCTTTTTCATTTTAAATTTGGTTTTGGAATGAAACGGAATTCACTCAATGCATGCTACAGTGGAGTAGCTAATTTAATTGAATTAAACAAAAATCCCCTCGAGAGTGAGGGTTTTGTTATCTTTAACCTACACCAATCCCCAACACCTTAGAACTTACAATGCAATTAACCCACACTTATACTTTGAGATAGTTAAAGCATTTCCTATCTTCGCGGTTTAATCTAAAAGAAATTATGAAAAAACTATTAGTGCTTTTATTAGCAGGAACTTTATTAACCTCTTCATGCGCAACAATTTTTACAGGTTCAAAACAAACTGTTCAGATTAAAAGCTTTCCGGAAGGAGCTAAAATTGAGGTTGATGGAATCGAGAGAGGTGTAACACCTGCACCTATAAAATTAAAAAAAGGCTTTAGCGGTCAACATGTTGTTTTGAAAAAAGAAGGATATGAGACGAAAACCTTTCAACCAGAAACTACATTCAATCCAGTGTCTATTTTAAATTTATTTGGAATATTAGGATGGGGTATCGACGCAGCAACTGGAGCGATGATGAAATATGATCCAAAATTCTACGAAATCACATTAGAACCTGTAAAGGATACTAAAGAAGTTAAGAAGGAAACTAAATAATCTTCAAAAATGATTAACTTAAAAACCCTCATTTGAATAAAGTGAGGGTTTTGTTATATTTAATCTACACCAATCCCCAACACCATGTACTTTAAAACATCCCTCAAATATTACCAACTATCCCGCCGGATAAATACATAATAAGTCAAACATGGTTTTACATTAGCATTTTTTAACATTATGAGCTTCCTTACCTCTTTCTCTTTGTTTCCTGAACAAATTTTTATTTCGGTAGATTCAACTTAGCTTCTGAAAGATCAATATTTTTAAATTTCTTATAAAAATCTTCATTAACATGTTCTTTACTATCTATGAAAGAAACAAGTCCAGTATTAAAGTTCCATTCTCCTAAATAATTAATAGAGTTCTCATCTATCTTGAAAGTATATCTTTGCAAATCATCTACGTTAACCTCTCTTGTGGCTATTTTTTTATCAAAATCTTTTGAAGCATCGACTCCTTTAAAAATTGGCTCCATATACATTTTGCCACCATACCATTTACTCTGAGTCCAGAAATAATTTAAAATAGCATAATTACCTGGCTTGATATGAAAAATAAAGTTATCCGCTTTTGATGATTTGAAAGTAGCCTTTACCCTAAATGCATAAATCTCATCAGTATCAATATTTAATAATCTTATGTCTTGCGGAAAGCCTCCGCTACTAAAACCTAAACGTTGAATAAATGTTCCAAAAATAACAGCTTGACCATCCGCGATTTTGTCTCCTTTCTTGAAACTCTTTAGTCGAGTAATATTTTGTCCTTGTGTAATTAATGTTGTAAGCACTAAAAACAGTAACGTTATAGATTTCTTTATATTCACAAGTTTAATGTTGGATAGTTAATAAATAAAACAACTATAAAGTCAAATATAATTGATCAGCGAAGCTAAGTAAGTTAATATTTCTAACCAAATTTTTTGCATTATTCTTTATTCCCTATCTTTAATCTATTAACCGAAAAACTTAAAACAATGAAAAACGCATTAGAGCTATTGATGCAAAGTGTGTACTATAAGGATACACAATCGGCTGATAGCGCTTTAAATTTTATCAAATTCGAACCGACAACAGAAAACAGTAAATTCATAGATCGCGCTTGGTGTATAATTGCAAATGATTATAAAGAGATGTTTACAATTACTGCTATTGATTCTGAAATTAAAGATACTCCAGAACAAAATTCTTTAATATACTCCGTCATTTACAATTTAAACAAAACCGAAGCAACCCAGCTAAGAGACTATCTTAATAAGTTTTTGGAGGAGTAATGGATTACATAGACTCTAACTTTTTTGTTATCTTGATCCATAATCATATTAATTAATAATGAAAAATTTACTAATAATAGCTTTTGCCATTATATTACTTGCTGGGTGTTCAGATACTCCACAAGATAAGATGGTCAATGAGCTTCAAAAGAGATCAAAAATACACCATAAAGAAAACATTGATTATATAAATTTTGAGATATTATCAATTGACACTTTAGAGGTTGGAGGCTTATTTTACGATGCTAAAGTCAAAGCAACAGTAAAACATAAAGCTCTTGAGAAAGAAAGGATAGATACTACTCAGATTATGTTTAGTGAAAACTATGTGATTATTGACTAGATAATAGTTTATTCATAATATTCAATGTTTCTATAGTCAACATTTCATTTGGCTGCCTCCTGATCAACCTCCATCCCTTTGAAACAAGAAGATTATTCTTTTCCATGTCGCGAGCTATTCCTGCACCAGAAGAATGGCCGCTATTGCCTTTCATAAATATGCCTCCTTCCTGCTCAATAGCAATTTTATATTGAGGAATGGCATAATCAATTCTAAATTGTCGCTCAGTGCAAAAATAGAATTCTGGCCATAGCTCTATGCCTAATTCCTGCTTTACAAATTGAATAAAAGGATCATTGTATTTTGATTTATTTTTGATATTTCGCGTATCGTCAACATCACCTGTTTTAAGCGTTTTGGTACGCTTCTTTGGTTTAGATATAATAGATTTAGCTTCTTTAGATGAAGGTGGAAAGAGCACGCCATTAATCTCTACGTAACCGCGAATTTTCAAATCCTTGACTAATGCCGTGCCCCATCCTTTCATATTATTTTTATACTCCCTTTCCTGCCGCTAATCTTTCGCCGATATCAAACAAGGAAATTGAGCCGTTTACTTTTTTAGAATTTGAACTTCCGTCATTTCCAGCATCATCTGAAGAATCGATATCAGGAATGACAGAATTATACATTATTAAATTTCTCCAGGATATTTTCCACTTTACAGCATGCTCATCCCAACCGTAATATTTACAAGCATTACTTATGAAGGCGTATGGACTACCGGATCCAGGGTAGACCCTATTTCCTGAACTTTTCGCAATGATGCCAAGATGCCGAAAAAAGTTTCTACATCTAACCTCCGGTAGATGTCGTTGACAAGGTATTCTAAATCTTTTGGTGATAGTTGATAATTGATAGCTTCATACAACCACTTCGGTGGCTCTTCTACCCTATTATTTAATGCAATGGCGATGTAATCAGTTAATAACGGAAGATTGCTCTGGATGATTTTATAGAAAGATAATTCCTCCGTATCCCCTTCATCACCTTTCACCCTCAAATCAATTAAAACCGAAAGCAACCGATAAACTGTTGCTGGATGTAACTCAGAAAGAATAATATTTTTGGTTCTTGGCAGAATAAAAAAGAAAGCTAAAACTCTCTGCCACCAATAAGGATAGTTAACTTTTACCTTTTTAAAGAATTTGGTTTTATCCGAAATAGCATCTGCCATCTCCTTTCCAATAGGGTTATTGGATATCGTGTTTGTATTCATTCGGGTTAGGATTAAAAAGCCCTACTCACCGCCTAACCTCGGCTTTCAGGCTTAATATTTATAAATCTAATCTCAATCTCACTATCCTTCTGGAAGCACAGCATCAATAAACTTATAGCCCCAAGGTGAAACTTGCTCGCCTGCAGCATTTAATGGGGTTGTAGTTTTTCCATTGAAGCTTAAGGCTAAAAATCCTGCGCGACCAAGGTTATTTTTAAAACCTGCTGACATTGCAACTGCAGGTGCAACAAACTGAAATTTCTTTCCTTGAAAAGCTTTTGATGTAAGTCTCACTGCCAAATAATGAATTTTGCGAGGAATTGAGCTTAAGATTGATTAATCGAATCTCACCGGTAAGTCCAACAATCGAAGAAACATCCGCTTGGTCAAGCAACGTCTTTACATCATTTACAGACTCAATTGCTGTTTTTAAAATCTTACTCATTATTCAATAATTCCAAATTTTCTAAATGATTCAGTTATGAAGTCGTCTATGTCTTTTGTAGCATCACGAATAACTGTATAGCTTTTGCTTTCCACCCAACTTGCATACTCCATCCCCGCTACCATTACGACTCCCCAACCTGTTGATTCTCTTAGCTCCGATAATGCAACTTTCAACCCTTCCTCTAAACCTGTTGCTTTATCTGTTCCAATAGGACTTTCTTTAAAATTCTTATGCACTACTTTACCATCTTTGTAAATAATGAATCCAGTAGAACTTAAAAGATTGCCTGTATGATCTTGATAAGGTTGATTTAACTGCTTTTTCCTTACACGTTCAACCGATGTTTCTACAGCATCAATCAAAAGATTTAAAGCTTCTTTTTCAATTTCCTTCTCAATCTCTTTTGAAAGAGCATTCATGTCAGTTGTTATCTCAAATCCAAATTTCATATTAGCAACTACCTAAACAGTGAAATTTACCTACGTGAAATGACAGTAATTCCTGCTCGTAAATAAATATTTCACCTCGCTCATTTATGGCATTAAATACAGTTCCTAAAAGTATAGAAGGAGTACCTACGGGAAAAGCGATGTCATGAGAAACTTGAACATCAGTACCATCTTGCTTTTTACGGAATGTGTTATTCTTTACAGGCCTAAACCTGCATTGAACTTCTACATTACCTTCTGGTCCTTCATAGACAAGTTTATCCGGATACATCATGCCATTTACCATAAATCAGAGATATCAGTTATTGTTGCCGATTCTGCCATTTCATCCTCCACACCCCATTTTCTTAAAATACCATTACGAAGTATAAGAAGCTGATCAATATCATGCTGAGTAATTTGGAAGTCTAATTCCTTAATGGATTTATTAGAAAGTGATATAACTAAGATTAGCGCTGCTAAGGCCAAATCAACACCTCTCCTATTATCAATATCTTTCGGTTGGTATTCTTCATCAGGATTAATATCTTGATCCAACAATACTTTCATTACTGAAATATCTTTAACAGGAATATCATTTATCCCACTTAACAGCGCTTCTCTATTAGTCATATTATACTTTCTTTACTAATCCACGTTCAATAAGGCTATCCAAACGGTCAGAATCTAAATGAGAAACATCTGATTCTAATTCAAAGATTCCTTCACCATCTTTTGTGCCTCTAAATGCATTGATTACAATGAATTTTGGATCACCTTTTTTCGATTTCGATTTAGCTGTAGCCTTATCCAAAGCCGCTTTTAGTTTTGCGTTATCAGCTTTCAAGGCTTTATTTTCTTCTGTAATCTTTTCGATTTCAGGCTTAAGTTTATCCTTGAATTCTTGATGTTCAGCTTTCAATTTTTCAATCTCAGCATCTTTTGCAACTAAAGAAGTATTAACTTCTTCTTGATTCACTGAATCAGCCTTTTTGGTTTCTTGAGTTCCTTCTACTTTAGAAGGAGTAGCTGGAGTTGTTTCTCCAGCTTTCCCGTCTTTATTTTCGTTAGCCACCTGGTAAGATAGTTTTTAGTAAAAAAATAGACTTTGCATTATTCAATACCGGAGTAGTGTATGCAGTTCCTTTAGTCACAATAGTGATAGGATCTTCAATACCCCAAGTTTTGATAAGCACAATCCCTGATTTAGTTTTTTGAGCTACACCTGCAGTAACATACTCATCTGCTGAAGTAGTATGCTGTGTATTACCCAACTGCTCAGTTACTGAGAAAGTAACTACACCTGGCTCCCAACCTGACACGACAGTTTGATCACCACTCTTAGATTCTTGAATCATTACGGATTCCCAAACCTTGAAAATTGGCAAACCTTTAGAACTTAAAGCTCTATTGATTTCAACTAAACCTGGCTCTTGCTGTAATCCCAAAGCATTCGCAACATAAGTAGCAGCAAATTTTTGAACGCCTGCATTTTGAGCTACTTGCTCAATAGTTTCTTGCTCACACCACATGAATTTTGGCATAGGTAGATTAGCAAGTTTGGCCATGCGTTTGATTTTCTTGATATCACCTATGATATCAGCAGTAGGGTCGCTCCAATCCTTTTCAGCATTCACTTTATTAGCTGTAGGAATCTCAAAATCAATATCAACAGTAGATTGAATACCTTGCTCATTGTTGATTTGAGTTAACTTGTAGCCACCAGTAGAAGCAATTCTCTTTGACAACCATTCCAAACGAGCTTCAACACCATTACGAGCGAAAACTTGATCTTCATAATGCCAATCCAAAACACGCTGTGCAGCTTCTCTACGAGTAGCACCTGCAGGTAATCTACGAACAGCATCTTGAAGGTCCATAAGAGTAATAAAGTCTGTTTCAACTTTATCACGTGCAATCTCAAGCTTTGGAATATCACCCTCGATTTTAGTCGGAAGATTACGTCCAAATCTAGGCGCGCGACTGTTGAAATCAACAACTGATGCCATTACTTTAGCACCAAATTGAGCCTCAATCGCTGACCATTTTAAAGTAGGCTGGAATTGCAAAGGGAATGCACCTTGATATTGAAGTGTATCAAATGGATACGTTTCAACATAAGCCTGCGCATCCGCTCTGCGAAATTCTGGCACTAATTCTTGTACATTTATCATTTTATATGATTATGTTTTTGTTTAAGTTCTGTTAATTACACCAAAGTGATACGCGGTAAAACATCCGCTGTGCTAGCTGCTGTAGCTGCATCAGGCAATGCTTCAATTCTCGCTGTTCCACTAATTACAACTCCATTAGCGTAAGTATTTCCACCGTCAGATATTTCTGATGCACGATGAGTTCTACCAATTGGCTTAGGATTGTAAGTTGTTTGTGTTGGTGGTTCAGCAGCAGGATTACCAGGAGTAACCGCTACAACTTTACCAACACCGGTGGCTGGATCTCGCCCAACCATTGTACCCTCAGGTACATATCCACTTGGATAATCCTCTTTATCTACATCGAGAATTAATCCTCCTGGAAGAGTATCAACAACGTTTTCCCAAACTACTTTTTGAAAGCCTTGCGTACCCGTTCTTTTAATTCCTCTTAATCCCATTTAGAAGATTTTTTATGCTCCAGCTTTGGCCGCTGCCTCTGCTTTTCGCTGTTCAACAATTTCTTTCATCGCAGGAGACACCTCGTCATCCTTCAATTTTCCGCCACTAGCTCCTCTTACAGGAGAATCATTTCCTAAACCAGCATCACTTGCAGCCTGAATTTCATCTGCAACGTCTTGCTCAACATCCGCCAAATAGTTAGTGAAGTCATCATCACTATCAATTTTTAGTCTGTCGAAATCACGAAGAGTTCTTTGCTTGAATTTTTCAGGAGCGTCTTTTAATTTGGCTTCAAGTTGTTGGCGACGCGTTTGGATGGTATTGCCTTTTTGAAGATTAGCAACAGTAGTTGTCAAAGTCTCAATAACTTTATTTTGATTCTCTACATGTTGTTTAAACCAAGCTGGTGCTTCATCTTTCTTCTCTGGGTCCTTTTTTTCAGGATCAACAGTATCTTTCTTTTCAGGATCTTTGCCTTTATCCTCATCCTCTGCTGCTTTTTTATCAGCATTACGCTTAGCATCATCTAATGCTGCCAATTCTTTAAAACCTAATACTTGATCTAGTTTGTCGATCTCAACGTCGATATCGTCTTCGTTAGTAATTAAGCTATCTAACTTGTCCGCTAGTCCGTTGATACGTACATTAGAAAGATTGACACCCAAAGCGGTTGCTTTCTGTTTCAATTTGGAAATGATTTTTGCTTTTAATGACATTTGATTTGTGTTTAATAGAGTGCAGTCCGGAGAGCTAATCCGTGCTATCCTCGGTTAATACTTTTAAAATCAAAAGTAATCCGATTGGATTACTTATTTAACAAAAGGATTTTTGTAATTTGGGAGATTACTGAAAGTATAGTTATCTTAAGATATTATTAACCTTAAAAAAATGAATGAACTACACATAAAATCAATTACAGAATATATTGAGCAAGTAAAAAAGATAAATTTCGGTAGCACTGTTTTCGGGCACTCCTTATGGTTTAGAGCCGAAAAATCCAATTATGAAAAAACATTATTAACACCTAATTTATACAGAGAATACATCCAAGGCCCATCCGCAATGGTGGAGTTTTATATTAAGGAAATCAGTTTAAGACAACTTTTTAAAATAGAGGCTTATCCATTTTTAAAACAGTATGATCTCGTTAACAATGATCTAGGTACTGCTTTTGTAATGCAACATTATGGTTCCCATACAAGATTATTGGACTGGACAGACAATTCCTTAATATCATTATTTTTTGCAGTTGAGAATATTCAAAGTCAACATGATGCTTATATTTGGATTATAGACCCATTCAAATTGAACTCCTCGACAACAAAATTTGTAAAAGGTCATAGTGTAGAAGAATTAAAGTTATACCCTGCGCATGATCCTCACGAAGATGTTTTAAAATATTTTGATCCAGATTTACTCAAAAGTAAAAGTTTTGAGATAAAATATCCTATAGCCTTAAAACCATTCTATATTGATGACCGTATGAAAAGACAAAGTTCATGCTTTACGTTGTTTGGATATGAATATGATGGACTTAGGCAGCATCCATTTAAGAAAGATTTCCTTCAAAAAATAGTTATTCCTCATAGGTTTTTTAGACAAATAAAAAGAGACCTATATCAGTTAGGATTTTCTTATGATTCCGTTTATCCAGGACTCGAAGGGATTTCAAAAAAAACAGTATATGCATTTGATGAATACTTTATATAGAAATCTTAAACCCACACCTGCAACATGCTAGTCACTTTCATTCTATAATTCGTTAGAAAATAAGATCCATTACGTTTAACAACATTGTATGGATCATCTAAGCGGAATGAATTTCCATGTATATCGTAAACAATACTATCGTGATAAAGGAATAAATACCAATATCCTTTTACATGATTACGACATCTCATAATGCATGGATAATGTGTATTCGGATCAAACTTAACAAACCTCGGATTGGTGTTAAATCCGAGGTTTTGAAATACTTCGATATAGGTTTTTCCGCTCCAGGATTTAAGGCTGATTGATTTAACAGCCTGATCAGCTTCATCGAAATCTAATCCCGTCAAAGAAGATATTACCGATTGATTAAGTAAATCAGGACCATAACAAACAACTTCTATCTCGTATTTATTCATCATCCAAATAAGGTTAGACTCGAACTAGGGTTACTTAAATCATAATTTGCTGTTAATACTTCAATTTTCTTTTTACCTGCTCCACCAGTTCCATTAGCAACACTTACGCTTTGTTCCACTTTACGAGTGTACCAGCCATTCTGTTTAGAATATTTGGTTAAGATATCACTTGGATAACTGCTCATAAGAAATTTTCCTTGAAGTGAACTTAATGTTTTCAGAAGCTCTTCGAAGTCATCTATTGAATAGCCATCATAATGACCACAGTCAGAATTGAAATAAGGAGGATCGCAATAGTGAAATGCCTTTTCATAATCACGCGATCTTATAACTCTTAATGCATCCGTATTTTCAATTTGTACATTCTGAAGTCTAATAGCATACTCTTCAGTAAATGAATCTCGCTTCTTTGAAATCTTTCTGGATGTTGTTCCTTTAAAAACATCATAACCCCACGTACCATCCAGCATCGAACTAAATGATTGCGACGATAAAACCCATACAGCCCAAGCGCGTTGTATTCGTGAAAACAAATGAGGATTATTATACATTACAGATGCATCTGCATGTAGCGATCTAGAATGCAAGCTTATGCGGACCATTTTCTCCAGTTCAATAAATTCGTTTTGACACACCTCGTAAAAGTTAATTAGCTCCCGGTTATAATCATTTATTACTTCTACTTCACTTGGTCTCTTTGCCCAAAATACTGCACCACCTCCAACAAAAGGTTCTATATAAGTTTGATGCTTTGGAAATAGAGGTAGTATCGTACTAATCAAATTTTGTTTACCTCCGTAATATGTTATTGGTGTTTTTAAATCTCCCATTTCTTTATTTTTATCTATATTTACAGCTTCTCACGCTTATTTTATTTCCATACAGGCAAGAAGACCTTGGTCCTCTGGCAAGCCTGTTTATGGGTAAAATTTTAAAATAGCGTGAGAAACTTTTTAAGATAGCTGGGGGACTATTTTTTTATTCTTTTTGAACCTCCTTCACCTTAGCCGCTTCCAGTTTCGCTTGCTCAGCTTCCTCTTCTTGGATCTGCTTTATTTCGTCATCAGCATTCTTCGTTAATGGAGAATATTCGATTGCAGTTTTTTGAGAAATAACTTTTGCACCACCTGCAGCTTTTTGAAGTAATCCAACAGTCTCACTATCATCATTAATACGATATAAAGGAATATCAAAACCGATGCTTAATGATTTAGTAGCTGGAATTAAAGAGGTATCAATAGCACCACAAAAAGCAATTTGCAGATTGATATCGCGCTGGGTACTCATACCATATTCACCGTCGATTTCATCACGTGCTGCTAAATGAGCATCCATGAAAACACGATCGAATGCAACTCCGGATAAAGCTCCAAGACCTTTCAAATCTTCCATGGCCATTTGAGGAGTTTGAGTAGCTGTGAAAATGAAATTCATAAGAGTATTTAATTCGAATTCTACTGCCTCGGTAGCTTGTTCCCAAGTTACATAACGTGCATCCGCACCTTCTCCTTCTATTTGTAATGATTTACCCTGCTCACCTTTTTCAAGCATTTTAGCACCAACTTTACCAAACATTGCAAATACTGGTGACGCGTGGTAATCGTTAGTATCACCAACATTAGAAATTAAAGTTTCAATACGTGCAATTGCCGCTTGAACTGGTGCCCAAGGTGGTAATGGTTTCGAATAATAAGTTACAGGGATTTTACCGTAGGAATGTGATAATATAGAATCAACTATCCATCCATTATTATTAGCAATCGATACAACATTTTCACCTTCTCTAGCTTTTCTAAATTTATAAATGTGAGTAGCTGAGTAAATATCAAATCTTTGCTCTTTATCAGTTGTAAGCCCTGAGAAAGTAGGATCAGCGATTAGATCGGCAAAGCTTCGTGATGATTCGTAAATACGTCCGAAATAAACCATCTTACCATAATCATCGAATACAGGCAGAAGAATATCCCCCAAATCAGGTGATAAAACCTTACAACGCATTTTAAATTTACCTCGAGGAGCAATCTCTCCCCAGTATCCTGGATCGACTGGTTCAGAATACCAAAGTTTGGCAACCTGCAATTCACTAAGCATACGTCGAGCTATTTCCTTTTCAATAAAGCTGATTTTATTATCATCACGCATTTTCTTTACCATAGAGTAAAGACGTTGCTCTTGATCATTTTTGGGATTTGCTTCCAATTGAATTTTTGAAACGTTCATGAAGGAAACACGACGCTTTACAATCAATTCCTGAAGAGGAACACCAATGCGATTAACCTCAATTCTTTTGGTATCGTAAATCTTTTTACCAGCTCTATCAAGAATCGGCTTACCGTCGGAATCCTTGCGCAAGGTTCTTACTTTCTTTTTTGGTCTAAACCCCTCAGCTTCATTGAAAATATCATGCTGTGTGACATCATACTCTTTTTGGGCTGTAGCATATGTAGGTGCTACAATTGCCCCAACAGCTTGCACAATAGCAGGTAATGCAGGAGTTGGTAATTGAACCTCGGTTTTAGTTTCTTTTTTGTCCTTTGCCATCTTAATTTTATTAGCGGTTAGGGTTTAGAATAAATCAAATATTGAATCGTCGACTTCTTGACCTTCTGTCAATCGCCTAAAAATGTATCTTATTGCGTCAATAGCATGGTTCCATTTATCTATTGGGATACCAGCTTTTTTATCATTCCAAATGTAATTACGAAGCTCTTTCTTGATGTTTGTTGATCTTGGAGTAACTACAAGAGTATAATTTGCCATTGCAGTTAAACCAGCAACAACTGAACCTGGACCTTTCTCACATTCTTGAATATTAAGACCTAGGCCTTGCAAATCAAGAATCAAGCGACCTTCTTGGCTATCACCAATTATTAAATCATCCTCGTTCACTATCCTGGATTTATTTATTTGATAAATAGCTTCAGTTCCTAATTGCTTGGTTTCATAGTACTCCTCATCAACATATATCCGTTTTCTTCGTTTATCGACAGCAACTTTAATAAGTGTTGTAGGATCAACTGAGAAACCGTAATCTTGACCATATCCATAAGGAAGACTTAAATCAAATTCACCTTCCATCCAATCAGTGATAATTACGCCTTCAGCAGTATCCGCCCATCTCCCAATTACAACATACGCATACTTCGTTCTTTGGAATGCTTTATGAAACTCACGCTTAAAAGCTTCTTCATCGCCTAAAAGGCCTTTTCCAATTAACTCAGTATTTGCATTACGTGTTGCTTGCTCAATACTTTTTTGCTTAATGCTTTCTATTTCATCTAAGAACTTCTGATCAACATTCTTAATGTTATCCAGGTAAGAGGTATGAATATGAAGGACATCCGGATGAGTGCTTATTTGAACATCAATACCGTCTATTGTTTCAATGCGATGGGTATGCTCAATGTATTTTTTGTAAATGAAATGATCAGAATTCGTTGGATTCATTACAAGAATAATCCTGTTTTGAATCCCCTTTTTCCGAATAGAAAGTCTTAGTTTGTCGTAGTCATCCTCACTCTCCCATTCTTCCATCTCATCACCAACGAAGGTTGTTAGACCTTGAATGGATTTTAAGTTTGCCGTTTGATTACCAGATGAGGTTTTAATCGGACGAAACATAATAGCACTTCCAGAAAACTTATTAAGGATTTCTGTTTTAGTGATTTTAAAGTGTCGCTGACCACCATCAAGCTGAATCTTTTCAATGAACTCCGGTATTACCGATATGTTTGCCGCCGCCATTGTGTAGCGACTAAATAATATTTTATGGCCTCTCTCGTATGATAATCTTTCGATGTTTGTTGAAACATTGAAAGACTTTCCAGATCCACGACCACCAGTAACTAGGATTACAGATTTTTCCTTATTGCTGTAGAGTGGTCTATATTTCCTTTGAACCTTTATACGGCTTGCCATTAATCATCAACCTCCTCCTCACTATCATCATTATCATCAGAATTCTCTTCCAGCCATTTATCAATAGAAATACTTCCATTCATGCTTAAGTCAAGATTATCCTTAAATCTTCCATATATACGAGCCATGTTAACAGCCATATCAGCAGCAGAATAAAATTCTATTTCTGGACCATATTTCCCGTACTTGAATGACTTAATACGCCCCCCTTCCTTATCCTTTTTGATTTTAACAAGATCAAGCTCAACCTCATCAACAAGTTCAGGTTCAGAATAGTCAATACGAAATGCTTTGGGATTACGCTCAAGTTCAATCTCATAACGTACAATTTCTCTTTGAAGAGAGTTAATCATTTTATCAAATTTCTTTTGCTCTTCCTCATCCGAGATGGGTACACGACGGACAAACTCTTTTTCAAAAGATATCCTATCTTCTACCTCCTGAATAACGACGCTAAGTGGTTTCTTAATTTTTTTTCGTCTCTCAACTTTGCGAGTGACCAAGTAATCTTTAATATCCGCTTTAGCGATATCAGAAATAATCTTTACTGTCTCTTCTGATGATAAGGTTTGTTCCTCGGCCAATCGCTTTATCTCTTCACGTACCTTAGCGTTTTTTAGCAATCTGTTGCCTTCCACAGAAGCTCCTGCAGCGGAATAACCAGCCTCCCTCGCAGCTTTAGTTTTATTGAAATTGTTATCCAAGTACAGTTGGCAAAATTTGCGTTGCATCTCGGTAAGAGAATCATTCAACTCACTCATCACATACCTCCTTCACTATTTCATCAACTTGAGCTTTGAAAACTTTATCAACCTGATATACCTCTCTGGCAACCTTAATGCGATAAGATGCACTCTGCTGATTGATTCCTAAATTCTTCTTGATAGTAAAACAAATGCCATTTTCAACTTTTTCACTTAGCAAAATAGACTTTGGAGAGAAAAGCAATAGAACAGATGCAGTAAACAAAATTTCTGAATTATACTTTTTTGGATCAGGTTTGATTTTGTTGTAAATCGTTTTTACGATGGATTCATCTAATTTTTGTGAGGTCAACGCGGAGCGATAATCATCAAAAGGAATTTGAGGATTAAATTTTTGAGCCAATTTTAAAATGAATTTTTCCATAAAAACAAATCTATAGACAAAAAACAAGTAATCCAAATAGATTACTGAAAAATCAAAAAGGATTATCATCTGGCATATCATCCTTGCCAAAATTCCAATTAGCATGAGCATTGAGATTTGTGCTTTGAATGCTAGGTTTTGAGTCCAGAAATGAGAAATCGGTAATAATTTCCTTTTGATCATTTCCAAAGCCTCCTTCATCCCACGCTGTAAAATTTGTCGTTTTGCCTTCAAAATTCATTAGAACAGTATCAGTCGAGCCATTACGATGTTTAGCGATAATTACCTCAGCCATTCCGGCTGTTGATCTTCCCTCTTCGTCTTCTGTTAAACCGTAATATTCAGGTCGGTAAAGGAAACAAACCATATCGGCATCCTGCTCAATTGATCCTGACTCGCGCAAATCCGAAAGCATTGGACGCTTATTATTCCCTGGACGAGATTCGACGGCACGGCTCAATTGTGATAAAGCAATTATCGGAATATTCAGTTCTTTTGCTAAAATTTTTAATCCCCTAGAAATATCGCTCACTGCATCAAATCGGGATTTTCCATGAACAGTGATAAGCTGAAGATAATCGATTACAATCATTTCAATTCCGTGCAATCGTCTAAGACGTTTAGCTTTTGCAGATAATTCAATTAGCGTTAACCCTGGTGTATCATCCCAGTGAATTGGTAAGTTTTCAAGTCCTGTAGATTTGGAGTGAATCTGTTGCCATTCGTGGTCCGCCAAATTTAATTTCTTAATTCTTTCAAGTGCAATGCCCGTTTCGAAAGAAATAATACGATGAATCAATTGTTCTTTAGCCATTTCAAGAGAAAAAATAGCAACAGGTTTTCCTGCTTTAGCTGCATTAATAGCTTTTTTTAGCGCATAGGCAGTCTTTCCCATTGCTGGACGTGCAGCTAAAATAATCAAATCAGAAGGCTGCCATCCACCAGTTAGCGCGTTCATCTGATCATTCCCAGTATCTACACCTGTTACGTCTTTAACTCCCATTTCGGCCTTTTTGGCCATATCAGCAAGCACATCGTTTAGTGCTTGTTTTTGACTCACTTCTTTACGACTTGATACATGATTTACGATATTATCTCTTTCGGTTTCATAGGTCGAGAGGATATCAAAAACGTCTTTAGTCTCATCGTAACAGTCGTTTATCGTAATGCTTGAGAGCCTAATCAATTCACGCTGCATGAATTTCTGAGCAATGATCCTAGAGTGATATTCGATGTTTACAGAGTTTACAACTCGATCAGTAAGCTCGGTGAGATAGTAGGCTCCACCAACTTTTTCTAAGTCTCCATTCTTTCGAAGTTTCTGCATCACAACCATCAAATCCAAAGGATCGCCCGAAATTGAAACTTCCTGAGCGGCTTTGTAAATCAGCTGATGAGCTTCTTTGTAAAACATTTCAGATCTCAGAATATCAGCCACAAACATCAAAGCAGTGCTTTCTGACAGAATTGAACCCAAAACAGTTTGCTCCAAATCCAAAGCCATTGGTGGCAGCTTCCCTAACCAATCTTTTTCTTTTCTCATTTCAATCCGTGTTTACGCTTCTGGTGATCAGTGAACGTTGTTGTATCTCTCCAACCGTTGTTTAGCCAAATCCATTTACCTACTAGTTCACCACTCGAACTTCCATCCTGCAGCGGTTTTTCATTATCATTTAAATTTTGAGAAATCGCAACGACTGTCGATTCTGGATTTTTACCGAGCTCAATTTGCCTTCGAGTCCAAGCATGACAATGTGATTTCGCTTCAGATTCCTTCTCGTGATATTTTCCCGATCCTTTGCAGAATGAGAAAAACTTCGAAATCCATTTTGGAACATCTTCAGGATTTGTCACCCCAAGTGATTTACCAAAGTCAGCTTGCCAAGATTGATGTGACAGTAAAACCTTTTCCAAATCCTCCATCGAAGAATATACTCCCCAAGAATTTGGTTTTGGAATATTGGAATTCGAAGAATTATTGTCGGTGGTGACGGGAGTTATTGTAGTTTTTTCTTTTCCCTCTCCTATCTCTATAATATCCCTTTCTCTATCTCTATCTCTTTCCGTACTTTCTGTATGCATTAACTCGGTTTTTGTATACATTAATCCCGCTAATGTTGGATTTGATTGAATTAATACATACAATAACTCTTTTAATTTGGGTTTAGTGTTTAAAATATGTGTACATAATCCCTCTAGGGTCATTGTCTTAGATTCTCTCCTTTTATAAGCATCGGAAATTGAGTTCATAAATTTCTCACTCCATACGATTTTTATACTCCACAGCTCAGCATTAATTTCTCCAAAATCAGCAAGATCATCCAATATATTAATCAAAGTTTCTTCACTAACAAGGCAAATATTCTTTGCTAAATAATGAAAATCTAATCCGTTGTTTAGGTCTAAATAATGGTAGTCAGTATCGCCTAATTGCTCTAAGATTTTAAACCAAACAGCATATCCATCATTACCGTATCGGGACTGTAGTACAGACATTTTCTTTCCAGTACTGATATAGTGGGGGAAATAATCTACGTTATATTTAATAGGTCTTGCCATAATGTTAATTTTGATACGTCCAACAAAGGACACATTTATAGCGTCCTGTTATGTCTTTAAAATGGTTATGCATTGCCTGGCAACTGTTACACCACATCATTAGATTATTCATGATCAGATTTAATAAGTTCAATCTCTTTTTCAAATGCTGCTTTATTTTTACGCCAAATAGCTTCTAGCCTTTTAGTCTCCTTTACCCATTCCTTTTGTGTTGAAGGATTAAAAGAACCGTGAACAATCATCATAGTATCCCAAATTACACCTCTCATATCTGACCAATTAGAAAGGCAGGAATTGCATATTTTTTTATTGTCATGTGAATCACTACATCTTATACATTTTCTCATTTTATCTCCTTCTATTCGAATATTTAACCGCTAATCGGTGCTGCTGCTTTGTATATTTTGACTTCTTATCTCTGGTGTCGTACATAGAATTTTTTAAAGGCATCGGAGCCTGAGCAACTATTTCAATGATTTCCTTAATACGATCAGAAGCTAATTCTGCTGGTGCTCTTAGTTTGGCTACTGCTTCACTTAATTCTAATAATGAAACTTGAGCGATATGAGAAGCGATTTTTAAGTGTAACAAATCGCAGCCTGTAAACCCAGCGCCAATAAGTATTACATGCTTGTATTGGGAATTATGCATTGACAATCTCGCTTTTTGTTAATTTCTTTCTTAATTCAGGTAAAAATTCACTTAACCAAATATTTACATCAGGTTCTTCATTAACTATGAAATACCATGGCTCAGTTGATATAGATCTTATCATATCCTTAAAATCACTTTCATATTCGTGATATCGTCCTTCTTTTGGGAAATCCACATCAAGATTCTGCATCATGTCAACAAATTCATTTTGGCAATCTGAGAACCTTTGTACATTATTTAAAGCTACTCTAAGCTCTTTATCAGCTTCTAAATTCATATAGAACCGCCAAGAAGTATCAGTCCTTATGTATTTTCTAACTGCGGCCATGGTTTTTTTCATATTGATGGGACCGTCACCTGAACGCTGGCCAAGTTTATTAATTAGATATCCATCATTTGTTTTAAGAATGAATTTCGATAAATTATATCCTTGCCCCATTGAACCCCAGTAGTATGAGAGATTGTAATCTCTATCATCATTGGATAGGATAATTTTTCCTTTTCCATCTTCATAGTCCTGGAGAATAACATCGGTACCAAGAAGTCTAAAATGTTTTAATTTATGTTCCATAATCTATATAAATAATTGGCCTTGAATAATGGCTTGTGATTGAATAGTATTAATTAATGCGCACCAGTTTAAAGCGTCTTGATTAGATTGAAACGCTTTAAATGATGCTAATCCGTTATGCATATAAAGTACCTGATTGGGTTTTTGGGTATCAATACGTAGACTAAATAATACTCTCATTTTTGAGAGTGATTGACTTTCTTTATTGTATAGGAGAATATATTTTGACTTATCAAATACCCACCCCAATACTTCGTATTTAGCGATTTCATTAAACAGTGGTGATGTCAGTTGGCTTAAAATAGATTTAGTGATCTTCACCTTTTTCAATTCTACAATCATATCTCTAAAATTTAAAAAGCCCTTGTCAGGAATCCCCAGCGTCTCACTTCTGGTTCATCCTAACAAGGGCTAAAATGTCTTATTAATTGTATTAATGTGAGACGATACAATTGGTACATCAAAAGTATAATTTAAATTCAAGTAATCCAAATGGATTACTTGAAATTCACAATTAAAACCCTAATTCTATTTTATCGGGAGCAATATCATATACTCCTGGTTTTACTTGTATAGGTTCTGCTTGCACTTTTTCTAAAGCTTCAGTCCTGCAATTGGCTTTGATTTTATTGGCTCCAACACGTACTCCCTTAAGTATAATATCAAAGCCTTCTCTTACCTCCGATACAAGCTGAATAAATAGTGAATCTTCGCAGGTTGGAAAATCAAAGTTCTGAATGCGAAGAAACATGTCATTTATTTTTTCGTTGTCGGTCATATCTAAAACGGGTAAATATTAAAATTTTCTAAAACCAGCCCAGATGTTGCAATCGTGACTGTCTTTAATGTTGCGTCTTCAATTCTCTTTTTGAAAATTTTTGCGTCTGAATTCCTATCAGACAAGTGGATAAGCACTATGTTATTTACTTTAGTGAGGTCATTTGCTTTTAAGGTTTTGATGGCAGTTTCCACGCTCATGTGAGATTTTAAAACTCTATTCCGTAAAAATTGATTTTCTGCTAACTGTCGATCTATGATATCCTGACTGTAATTGGCTTCAATTAGAACATTGGTTAATCCAGGAAACTTGTAATCACAATAGATTGTATCCGTTAAAAATAACGTAGTTCCCATTTCATTGTGTCGAATTAAAAAGCCTAATGGCTCAATAACATCATGATGCACATCAAATCCTATGATATCAAATGGACCTATTGAAAATTTCTTGTTTTTAATAATAGGATTGAATCGGTGGCTCTGAATTTTAAAACCTTGTATAGTTCCAGCGGAAGCATACACATCAATTCCAAACTTTACAACATCCTTTACTCCTTTGCAGTGATCACCGTGCTCATGTGTTATAATACAGCCAACAACTTTACTTAAATCAAAATTCAATGCGTGCTTAATTTTTTCAAACCTTACCCCACACTCGACAATAAGGGTATTCCCCTCATTGTCGGTGAAAAGGTAGCAATTGCCCTCACTATTACTGTTTATGATATTTAGCCTCATTTTAGAAACCTAATGTTGGCGTATCATCGACTGGGTTTTCGTTAGGCTGCATGGCACTGGGAAAAGGCATTTCATTAATTGGCTCAGCATGCTTTGGTTTGGGATCCTCTATAACATGAGCTTCCTCAAATCCCATTTCCATTTTATTAGCATTCTGGTTAATTTCTGACTTAACTTCAAGTAATGTTTGATCACTACCAGATAGAGAAATAGATTCAGCCTGCATCATTTTTACTAAATGTTCATCGATCTTTTCACTATCGATGGTAATGGAGTTATATGCAGCTCTTTTAAGCATTTTCTCCACCATCTCTTCATACCATCCGTCAATTTGTTCGACTTCTTCAGAGTTCCACTTCTTCTTTTCTCCTCCCCAAAATTCCGGTGATGCATTTTTAGGGATGCGTTTGTTGATATCCTTCATCGTCATTACTTTTAGACGATTTTTTTCAGGATTGCTACGGAATACATGGTAATAAAATCCACCAATAACTTCACCGCGATCAAAGTCGTTTACAATATCAAAGGTGTACGATTCAATCTGGTTATCTTTATTCTTTTTATGAGATTTAAAGATGTCGTTTGAAAAAACTAATTCGACGATAACATCATCCGGCACCTCAAAACCATATTTTACAGCTTTGATTTTCATACCCTCATATCCAATAATGAAACCGATATCAAATTGATTAGTCTTCTTATTTTTATAAGGAATAAGATTGATATGATTATCTTGAAGTGGATCTAGACCAATACTAGAATACGCAACAACATCCAGAGCTAACTGAGACATGTTAACATTTTTCCAAATAAACTCAAGCGGATCACGATATTGTTCTGACTTACCAAGTCTTTTGACTTCATTTTCTTTTAGAGTCATATCCAGTTTTATAAAATAGTTCTGGATCAGCTTTCTTTGGAAATTAGTAAGTTGAACATCTCCTGCATTAGAAGTGAATTCTTTCATCACAGCCATAGTGAATCTTTCTGATTGTGACGGTTGTGCAGTAGCAACATCTGTATTTTTATTAGTGTTTGATACTGCTGTTGATTGATTTTGTGTAGACATTTTTATTATTTTATAGATTTATAAATACAGTGATTTAATTGGTTTGATGGCATTGGCATTTTGATTTTGTCGCAATACATTAAGGCTAAGTGTTCGCTCGGAACTTTATAGATACATCCCGAGCATGACACTTTAGGTATGGATGTTGGCGCGACTACTTTTTTTGCCATTACGCCACTCTTAATTTCTCATCTTGAGGTGAAACAATAAGATTGATAGTTTGCGCTGCCGTATCAGGAATTGCGGATACAGATTCACGGTTATCTAGGAATACCGGCGCGACTACTCCATAATGAGCAGATAGTGTATTGATGATATCTATTCCGACTAGAATTTTACCTGCAGTATTTAGATCCGAAAATGGTACACCATTGTAAGTGGTTTGACAAGTTGGTTCTTCTCCGCCATTAATTAATGGTTTGAAAAGCTTGAATTTTGCGAACTTGAACATCCCATTAACACGATTTTCTAATTCTTCAGATTTTGCCTTTTCGTATTTCTCAGCAATGAATTCTTGTTTTTCTAGGGAGGCCAGTTCCTGCGACATTGATTTCTCTTGGTCTTTAAGCTCCTGGATACGTAAATCAATTTTTGCTATTTGATCACTATTATTTAGCTTTCTTTTCTCAGAATCAAGCTCCGCATTGATAGTCGCTTTCCGAATTCTTAAATCACCATAATCTACAGGTATAGATTCAAGCTGCGTTTCCAATTCAGAAATTTTAGAATTGTTATGCTTAATTCGATCATCCAATTGTACACGATCTTCAAATGAAACTACCTCCACTTTGTTGTTCGCTGAATTTTCAATACGGCGAGTAACCTCTCCTATGGAAATTTTAAGATTACTTATTGATGTAAGAAGGGCTGATTTTGTTAACTCAAATTGATCTACAGCATGCTTAATATCATCTTCACGTTTGTTTAGATCACTTTTCAAGCCTTTACCCTGCTCATTAATAGATTCTAATTCTTTACGTTTTATAGAATCAAACTTAGCTTGTAATTCATTGATGTTCTCCTCTTCATGTTCTCTACCACATTCTTTACAAACCTTATCTTCAGGATTTAAAGTGCGCCCATTTACAGAAGCAAATAGTGTTCTAAGACTCGCAAGCCTATCATTTATATCTTGCTTATCGCGTTCAATTCTTGCAAGCTGGTCCGCATGTGAAGATTCTAGTTGTTTTAGTTGGCTTTCCTGGATTCTTAATTGTGATTCAAGGTTAGCGAGCTTTGCTTTATCTTCATTCACTCCGGAATTAGCTTGATTTATTTCAGAATTATACGCACTGCGATGATCTGCTTCGATATTCTGAATTTCTAGCTTTAATGCATGGATATCTTGCTGAACCTTTTGAATTCTTTTATTCTCACTTTCATTTGCTGCATTCTTATCAACTATAGCCTGCTCCAAAGTGTCGTATTGCGTTTGAAGTTCAGCTATACGATTATTAATAGAGTCTTCATCAATTGGTTCAGGTTTACTTCTTTCCGCTTCGTCGATTCGTGAAGGAATAGAGGATAAAGCATCCTTAAGATTCTTTTTATTAAGAGCCAGCATTGCTTTAAATTCTTTTAAGCTTTTGCCATCTAAAGAATTTAATAACTGCTGTAATTCTGGATACTTACCTACTAAGAAGTTGTCCGTAATTTCACCAGCAAGTTCAGAAAGAACAGCTCTTTGATCTTGCCATTTCTGAGAATTGAAGTAAAGCGGATTGGTAATTAGTTTAAAAACATTCTCTGGTAAAAGGTCATTCACCTTAGCCTGGAATTCACCAGCGTTTACAGGAACCTCGTTCCAAAAATACAAGTGCTCATTACCGGTGAATTCTGCTACCTCCTCACCTCTTTTCTTAGTCCATTTTTCTTTTTGAATATGGCGGATGGAAATATCTTGACCATCAACTTCAAGAATTGCGGAAACCTCGTTTTCAGTACGATTTTTAGTAACACCTTTGCTATCTAAAGGCTTCACATTAAAATCTTTGCGATCAGAGGAATCTTTACCGAAAAGTAACCAGGTAAAAGCATCAAAAATTGTAGTCTTCCCAGAGGCATTAGCACCGTAGATGTTTGTAATAAATTTAAAATCAACAGAGAAGTTCTTAACCCCTTTAAAGTTGACCATTGTAAGTGTTTTGATTAGGATATTCATTGTGTTTAATTATGATAATAGATTTATTAATTGCTCTAGTTTAGTGTCATCATCGATTTTTGGGAGTTCAATGTAATTCCCCTGCGTGGTTATCTCAACTTTCTTCATGTTAGTAATTTCAATAACTACGCTACCATGCTTGAGTATATAATCCACAACTTTACATTCATCATCGTCATGCCACTCGTACCGCTGGAATCCCAGATTCTTTAATGTTTGTTCCGTTAGCATATCAGTTTATTTTGTGTTAATTTTCACCCCTTTATCTTTAAAGTATTGGCTATTTATGTATTCAGCAACGGATCTCGATGCAGCTAAGGCTTGAATCTCTACTCTATCAATTTGCCAAGATTTGCCTATTTCTCCTCGAGGAGTTATCAGGCCATCTTTGATCCAGTTATCTACTTTAGCGCGACCATATGTCCTATAAGCTTCGGATTTATTGATATAGGGTTTAATCGCTCCTGTTTCAGATAATGCCTTTGTTGCACCTAGCTCAGCTGCTGATGTAAGCATGTTGCGCAATTCATAATCAAATACTGATCTCATTATTCCTCCTACTTTTATTTGAGCTTTTTTTCTTTTCGGATACTACAACTTCAATATATCCTCCATCATCAATTGCGTTAACGGTGGTTTCATATTTATAATTGGGTTTTTCAAATTTCATTTTACGTCCAGCTGCTTCTCTTACAGCCTTTATGTGCTGAAGATGAAATCTTTTCACAGATTCACCATTTGGGTCCATCTGAGCGATATAATCTGTTACTGAAGGTTGCTTATCTATTTTTATGATTTCCATTTTTATAAGTTTTATTTGGTTTATGTAATGTTATTCCGATGCTTAAGGCGAAGAGCGCTAGATTGACTTTATCAGACTCCCCAGTCTTCTCCCGAATATTCTGCAAATGGGTAGATATAGTTTCTGGGGAACGATGAAGCGTGTCAGCTATAAGCTTGTCGGGTAATCTTATAAGCTTTAGAACTTCTATTTCAGATTTACTCAGGTATCCATTAGACACTTTAATTGAGCAACATAGTTTACCCTCGAATTGACATTTACCTCTTAATCCACAATCGTAGTATTCTGAACGGCTCACATTGCCATTCTTATCAAAATCAGGCTTATCATCCAGGCCACCGAAATTGCAAAGCATGTATCTGTAAATTCGATCCTCGCTTCTTAGATTGGGCCATTGATTTAGATAGATTATCTTATCAGGATTATTCAACATATCCTGTTTCACCAGGTCAATCACTTTCTTTGGAAAGAATGGCCACTTATATTGTCTCTTATTATGGGAGCACCAAAGAATTTTTGTGTCAAAATCCTCCCAAATCTCAGCTCCTTTGTCAATCATCCCAGCGTATATTTTTTGTTTATTCATATGGTACTATTTTGTGATTGATTGCATTAAGTAATTATATTACCTTTGTTTTGTTCGTATGGTACAAATGTAATAGATTTATTTTCTATTATATCTATTATTGTTAGATTTATTTTCTATTAAAGTATAAATGCCTGAAAATCAAGAAGAAAAAATTAGCCTTATTCAAAGCAGAATTCGCGAGTTTATAAAGTATAAAGAGATAGATGTAAAATCTTTTGAAAGGATATCAGGTCTTAGCAATGGTTTTGTCTCAAAAATTGGGGACAGCATCCGGGAAGTTAGCCTTAGTAAGATTCAAAAAAGCTTTCCATTAATTAACATTAATTGGTTAAAGACTGGAATAGGTCCAATGGAACTTAATGAGACTGATACGAAGTCTTTGCAAATAGAAGGGAAAAGAGTTCCGTTTTATGACAGTGATGTTACGGCTTCAATTGTGGGAAGTTTTTCGGATATTCAAGAGACACCTAGTTTTTATGTAGACTTTAAACCTTTCAATGATTGTGATGCTTATTTCCGTGTTTATGGTGATAGTATGTATCCTAAATATGGTAATGGTGAGGTTGTTTCAGTAAAAAGAATTTACAATATGGATTCGATCCTTTGGGGAGAATCATATCTTGTATTAACCGATGTTGAGTACGACAATTTAAAAACGATAAAAAGTCTCCATCCTCATGATAAAGATGAGGGTAAAATTGTTCTAAGGGCATCAAATCCTAATTTCAAAGGCGACACAATAATTAAGAAATCAAGTATAATTGGACTATTCCTTGTGAAGGGGAAAATTAGAATTGAACATTTATAATGGGACCTAGTTGGGTTTATACTGATGCTGAAATAAGGATATTGACTTTGGTTAAAAAGCGAATAAAATCAGAATTTAAATCTAAAGGTTTAGAGATTACCGGTGGTATTTTTATAAAACCAAAACCAAAAAAATCACGATTGGACTTATTCGAAATAAACGGTACACTTCACAAAAGAGAGTCATTTGAAAGGATAACAAAGGATTTTATTATGAGTGTAAATCTAAACTATCAAGACACAGATAAAGAGCGAGTTTTTGAATATACTGAGTTCCTATATTATTCTCTAATTGATTCAACACTGACTAAAAATTTAATTTTTCGTAAGTACTACCAGAACATGGAGTTTCAAACATTTCGTATATCACCCTATTTATGGTTGGGAAACTGTCCATTTTTTATTACACATATTTCAAGACTAAATTTAATATGAAAGAAGAAAAAGATCCAAACGCATTAGAAGTACAAGTAGGGAAGCGTTTTAAGGAATTCCGTTTGACCCACAAAATAAAACAGACTGACATTGAAATTATGCAAAAACAGAATGTTTCTCGTATAGAAATGGGCAATAGACTACCCAGTCACGAGTTAATGATTTACATGCTAAAAAAATATAACATGGACATTAATTGGCTTTTAACCGGGGAAAAATTAGCAACGCGCAAAATTGCTGATCCAAATAAAATTACTGGTGACAGAGTAACTAAATAG